TCAAGGTCAGTGGCTTTGGCTATCATTTCAAGCTGGGCGTTGCCTTCTGGCCTGCACTTGATAATCAGCCGCACGTCCTGTTGCCCTGTCGTCTTGCCACCAAACGCCTTGTAGAAGGCGTCATAGACCTCGTCCCATCCTTTGCGGCTGCCACGGTCGGCAAGCGCAAGGAAGGTGTAAGGCGCGCCCTCTTTGCGCTCACGCTGTAACAGCGGGAACTCGAACGGGTCAGTGCCACCCGGCACAACCGAGATCGGCGCGACTACACCCCCACGCGTGAAGGCATCCTTGTTATGTTCACACGGCACAATCACGCGCGCTACGCCGCTCTGGTTGATGATGTCAGCCCACCCATCGGGACACTCGCTGCCCTCGGTCATCGTTAGCAGCCAATGTGGGCCTGTGGCGTGCCTGGGCAACTTACGCAGATAGTAGGGGGGCAGGCAGGAGATGGTGGGGATGCCAAAGTCAACACCCCACTCATCTTGTAGCCACTTGGGGGCGTCCGCTGCGCCAGTGAAGTGAGGCGTTACAGTCACACCCGCGCGCGCTAATGCACGCGCCATGTATGCGCCATAACGCCCATAGCCATCAAACGTTCTCCAGTTGTAGCCAAGCCAATTCAGCCGCATAGCGCCTCTTAGGTGATGGTTGCATTGGCCCAGGTGTCATTGGCGACAAGTAGCCCGGCTGCGCCATTGGTGCGGTCTGCACCGACGCCGACGCCAAACTCAAGGCCCACATCGACTTGCTCAACGGGCCAGTCCAGGTTTTCGCTGGTCTTGGTGACGATGAAAAAGCCAAAGCCCTGGTCGGGATGCACGCGTACCGCCAGTGCATTGCGCGGGTTGTTGTTGCCATAGCTCTTGGTCATGCCCACGTAGCCTGTTGGCACGCGTCCAGATGCCACTAGCTCAATCAGGCCCACGGCGCTCTGGTACCAGCCGATGCGCCCAATATCACGCGAGCCACGCGCAAAGAACTGGCTGCCCGTGGTGCCACTGCCGCGGTCAATCACCTGTACGGTGTTGTCCACGATGGTGACGAAGTTGGTCAACGCGCTAAAGAGCGCGATGTCGGCGCGGCTGACAATGGCGGTGAAGGGAGCCATGTGTCCATGCTCCGCCAACGTCAAGGCCAAGCCCTCCAACACATCATCCATCGTGTCGGGGCCAGTATCGATGTCATAGGCCAGGAAATGATCGTGTGTGGTGGGGAAGGTCACGCCGTCATAGGCAGGCGGCGCAAAGTCCACGTTGCCGCCTGTGCCGCGCACGAAGGGTACGCTGTAGCCCGATGCGCCAATCGCCAATTCGCTGTTGCTGAAAAAGCGCGTGAGCAACGCCTGCTCAAAGCGCCAGATGCCACGGTTGACGATTTCAGTGACAGCGGCCTGAATCTGCACGCTGCGTACATCACGGAAATAGCGCCAGGTGCCACCCACCGCCTCGCCATAGAACTTGAGGGGCAGCATGTGACCGATGGTTGTGCCATGCACCAGCGGATGCTTGTCAATGTCGGTGAGTTCCGTCATTGGCTCAATGGTGCCGCCGTTGGGATACTCCATCATGATTTCGTCGGTGACGTTGAGCAGGAAGCCCCATTTCTCCATCAAGGCTTGGTTGGCCGCGCCCAACGCCAACGCTACGCGGTTGACAAACTCGCCATAACTGATGCCATCGCGCATGGCCCATTGCGCTACACGTGTGCCGTCTACGCCGATGGGCAGTGCTTTGTTTTGAAGGGTAAGCGGCCCTAGGATTGTTGCCATTGTTCTTTATCCCTTCTATGCGCTGGCCGCGTCGGTGAGGGTGATGTCAACCCACAGGACAACCTCGCCTGCAAGCTCCACACCGCGCCCAATCAGGCGGTCAAACGTTCCCGTAGCGTCGTCTAAGCGCCCTACGGTGTCGCTCAGATAGTAGATGGCCCCTGCGACCAAGCCCGTAAAGCCTGACACCGGCCCCTTGACGCAGACGCTCAGTGCGTTGCCTGCGATGACCGTATCTTCGCCGTCGTAGGTTTCGACGCAGACACCCATCACACCCTCAAGCCCCGCTGCGTTGGCGTCGGCATGTTCCCAATCGCCATCAGCGGCGGCGTACACAAGATAGCCATTGGTGACGGTTGCGCCCGCTGTACCGGGCAACACAATCGCCCCGTGGCTGGTTAATGCGCGCACATTGGCGCTCGTTACTGCAACTACAGCCATGTCATCCTCCCTTATACCGTAATGCCCATTTGGGACATTGCCTTGTCACGATTCTCTGGCGTGTCTTCCAGTGGCTTGCGCCCGCCCTCGCTGACGCGCCCGCCCACAATTGCCGCTGGCCCTGCCAATGCATCGCGCATCATCTCGGCAATGGGCTTGATTTCTTCCCACGCCGCCGCCGCCATTTCAGCGACTTTGGCGCTGTCCTGCTCGTCGCCCATCTTGTCCACGACGGCGCGCTTGAACATGGCGCGTAGTGCGGCCAGCTTGTCTTTCGCGGTCTTGCCGTTGCTGTCGGGTGCGGTTTCGCGCACGGGCCAGTCCGTCATCTCGACCACAACCGCATCCACAGCGCGCTCAAACTCGCGACGACGGAACTCACCCACGGTGGTTTCAAGCACCGTGATACGGTCGTCACGTTCAGCGAGTAGACCTTGCATCTCGCTCACGTCCACTGTTTCGCCGCTGGGTTGCCACCCGCGTTGCGGCGTTACCTTCGCATTGCGTAGCTCGGCAATCACTTGTGCTTTGTCTGCCATAATTGGCTCCTGTTCTGAATCCATTTCTGCTGTTACGTGGGGGATTGCGCCCATCCCTAGCGCCGCGCGCCCAGGAGGTGCAAAGTCCAGGCTCTCGAGCTTGAAGTTAGTCAGGCGTCGCACGCCATCACGCACACGCTCAAACTTGCCCTTGCCATAGATGCTGGTCGCAATCTGCCCGCCCACTTTCTTGAGGTTGCCCATGTACTCCCTGGCCGCGCCAGGAGGTACATAAGACTTCGCCCACAAGGTCTCTCCTGCCAACATCGCACCCACCCACAGCCCCGCGGGTAGTGGAAACGAGGTGCTACGTTCTTCGTCTGGAACGTGGCCCAAAATGCCACCCGGACGGTCTGCGTTGATTTGCGCCACAATGCTGTTGACAAGTGATTCGTCATACAGCAAGCCGTTATTGGAGATCGCCCCAATCTCGGCAATGGGCAACGTGACAAACATGGCATTGGGATCGCTGCGACGAATCTCCTCCATGTCCACGCCATCGGCTATAGGTACGTCCTCAACCTTTCCGCGAAAAGTCGAGACGTGGTACTCACGAACAATTTCATCGCTCATGGCTTACGCCCCACTTGAACCGTGGCTACCTTGCATAGCCCCTGCTGTTTGGTCGATGACAAACGCCTTGAGCGTTTCCCAACACTCAGGGCAAATGTCAATCGTGCGCCCGTCGCCAATCGGCACGGTCACGAAGTCAGCGCCCACGCTCAAATGCGGGTCAGCAAAAGCGCCGGATGAGCCATGAGAACCGGCTCCACTAGAGCCGTGGCTACCTGCCCCGCTTGACCCATGTGAGCCTGCGCCACTAGAGCCGTGCGAACCAGCACCAGATGAACCATGACTACCCGCTCCCGATGAACCATGTGACCCCTGCATTGGGCTTCGGTATCCTCGCGGCATGTTGCTATCTCCTTCTGCCCCATGTGGGGGCGGCATATTCTCAATTGCGTCTAGCGTGTCCTGCGCGCCTTCACCCCACCACAGGCCGAAGGTTGCTATCTCGTTGTTGAAGACCTCAACATCGTGGTCAACCAACATGGGCTTGCCCGCGTCGTCAAAGCGACAGTGCATTAGCTCGTGGTACGCCAACGCGTCGCGCTGGTAGTCGTCAAGCGTTGCCCACACGTCCAATGCAAACCAGATGCTAAAGTCGAACTTGCGCGCCTCGCTTGGATTGTCCGGCGTATCGGCCTCGCCCCACGCTTGCACCGTCTGCGTGCCGTCTGCGGTGTCGCGCACCTGTAGTTCAATGCGCGCCTCTTGCAAGTCGGCAAAGTAAGCAGCGATGAGCCGCTGGATGCGTTCGTTAAATTCGGGTGGTGCGGGTGTCAGGTCGGGCATTAGTGTCCTGGTCAAAAGGCACAAAAAAGACGGGGTGGGTTACTCTTTCGAGTAATCCACCCCGTCTTAAACGGTCTTGTGGTAATTGTGCGGCTAAACCGCCGATTCGATTATGGTGCTACGTTGACTCAACTTGGTTGTAGGTGGTCAGGAATGTCACCTTCGACTATCCCTGTGAACTCTCCATTTGCAATGAACCACTTGTATTTCCCAATAAGGCGATACGTCCCAGGGACGCCAATTAACTCGACCTTAATACTATCGCCAAGCTGAAAACTTGGCACTTTGCCATCTTGGGTTCCATTGATAATAACAGCAAATCTCTTCTTGTCTGTATCAACCTCAAGGCGTGGTTGAGGATTCTCGAAACGCCGATCATTAAGGAAAACCGCTGTTAAATTCTCATTCATCATCTATCCCCGCCTATCCACATACACCAGCCTGTCAAACCTACCCTCAGCGCGCTCCACATCACCTACGCACCATTGCCCCTCAGTCTCAAGAAAGGCAACGCTATCGCCCTTCTTGGGTGGCACGTTGGTGCGTTCGGCGTCTAGGATGACGCCATTGGCATTATTGATGTAGGCTACGGACTGGTTACGGTTGGTCATGTCACTTATCATACACTTTTTCCCTAGCCAAATCAATAGGCATACACTCGACAATATCCACGACCATTTTGCGCCCATCGCGCTTTATCTCAATGACGGTCGTGCCACTGAGGACGCGCAGCCCCGTGTGCTTGCCATCGTTGAAACGAATGTCAATCCAGCGGCTAGGTACAGCGGCTAGGTACAGCTCGCGTCGTTCGCTCAACTTAGGTCACTCCAGTTACGAGCCAAATGATCGCAGCCACAAACGCCGCGTACATCGCCATGATGAAGATGTAGCCAAAGCCGCCGTTATCGCTACCATTGCTAATACGTGCCCCAATTAGACTTTCCGCGGCTAGAGCCAAAAAGCCAACCGTTGATCCAGTATAATAAGCAACTGCAATGGGGACAGCAAAAAAAGCAATAAGTTGGCACAATGCCCAAATCTGGTCAATGGTTTCTCTGCTCAACCCGTCACCTCCATCGTCAGCGCGTTGATCGCCTCAACCAAGTCCACTGCCATAGCCTCAGGCATCGCATCCCCATACCGCTGGCGCACGCGGTCTATGTCGCGCTGTGCAGCCAAGTCGCGTAGCTTAGGCAACCAGGCGATAAACCCTTCGCCCGTCTCGGTGTCAAAGCAGCGATGCCCTACTACACGCGCAGGGATGCCCATCACCACCTCAGACGCCTTTACGTCCTTTGTGACGACGCTACCCGCGCCCACGATGGCAAAGCGTCCGATATGCACACCAGGCAAGATGGTAGCACCCGCGCCCACAAAGGCATAGTCGTCTATGACGACTTCCTTGCGCTCAACCACTTGCATCTCCACAGGGGACGCGCTCGACATGCTCAGTCCCGCCGCCGTGTTGCTGCCGGTGACGACGCGCACGCCAGAGGTAAGCGCAACGTAGTCGCCAACAACAAGCAAGCCACCGCCAATGTTGAGATGCGCGAAGCTGCTGACATGCACGCCTTTGCCAATGCGAACGCCTAAGCCGCCTTCGATCTTGCAGTACGAATCGACGCGGGCGGTATCGTCTATGGTGACGAGATCGTGTTTCAAGATGAGAACGTTATCGTGAATCATGGGTGCATCACCTTTTGTCTTGTGTTCAGCCAAACACTATCGCCGCCATCGATAATCTGCTTGCATACGCCCTTGACCACATCCGCTGCGGGCCAATGCACCCTGCGCGCTACATCGCCACGCATCACCAAGCAACTACCCGCGCTGTCTAGCTCAAACCAAAGGCTTTGCGCAGTCATCTCAGCATGGAATGGTGGCTGGTTGCGAAAGTTGTGACCATTACGCACAAACCCCCAAGTGTCCCAGAACCAGCCGTTTTTCATCATCACCATCGGCGCGACGCATGGCACATGCTCAAGGTCATCCAGCAAGGCCAGCATCGTACTGGTCGCCCATATCAGGTCGGACTCCACGAAGATAACCGCGTCGGCGTCCTCTGGGATGCGCTGCCAAATGGCGTTCCACACTTTCGCCAGGTTTGCAAAGCGTTCGGCGTTGACCACGCTGCCGTAATCCTTGCCGCCGTGGGTTACACCTAGCAACGTCGCCTCTACCCCCAATTCCGACAATACGCCATCCAACCTTTCGGGCGTATCATCTGTGCTGTCACCTTCGGCAAGAACAAGATACAGGCAATCGCCGCGCGATTCTATGGACTCTTGCAACGCTGTGACCTGCTCAAAGTACCGCGCAATATAGCCCGCGCTGTTGCGAAACGCGCTGCATAGGGTGACGTTCACTTGCGTCCTCGCCAAAGCCAAAGACCAAAACGAATCAAATACTCTAAAACGGTTGTGCCAATAATCAGGGCAAATAACCAGTTCGGCACCAACGTTTCGCCTTGCAACCAATGTATCATTTGCCCTTCTTCGTCGCCGTCGCGGGCTTGTCCTCAACTACCTCGACTGTCTCAGTCGTCTTGAGCGGCTCTTCCTTGACGGTTTCGACTGTAAAGGGTGGGCTGACGCGCTCAATCTTGCTACCACCCGACAAGTAGACAGCATCTTGCGTTGGGTCGATTGCATCCAAGTCGATATGCTTCGTGTTGAATGTTGGCACGGGCGCAACAACGCGCTCCAATAACTCATTCGTGCGCTTCTGCTCTGCCAACAGTTGCTTGCCCTGGCTGGCGATTTCCTCTAGGTAATTACGAAGATTGGTGTACTGTCCGTCGTTCATGGTGTGACCTCCTGTTGTTTATCTCGCAAACGTTTCAGACTCGCAATATATTCATCCATGCCCTTCGACAAATCAAAGTCGGCAAGTTCACAGGAATACCACTGTCCGCCAATCTTTGCCTCGAACACACCGTATGCCCACTGGCGGATCCAAACTTTGCCACCAAATGCAATCATCTCGGCACGTTCGTACTCTGCGTCATAAACGCAGCAGGTCATGCCGCTGAATTGTGGTTCGTTCACGCCATCGCCCTTTCTAACCTTACCGTCATCCGTTCGCGCATCATCTCAGGCGTTACCTCGCGCCGCTCCATGTTGCAGCGACAATGGCTGTTGCACCTAGACTGTTCGCCGGGTACTGGAAGCTGACCAAGTGGACGCCACCCCATACTAGCCCAACGAACACAATCCCTACAGGTTTCGTGTGAATTTATTCTGCGCCGTTCCTCATACGCCCGTCCTGTAGCCCGTAGTGCCTCACGCTCTGTCTCGAAGAAGTTGCGCCGTGCCTCACCTACATAGCCCGCTACCCTGTTCAACGCTTGCGGTAGGCTCACGCGCCCCGCCTCCAGGTCACGCGCTAGGTTGCTCACGCGGGCGTAGGTGTCGCGCAACTGCCTACCTGCTCTGCCGTAATCACGGAAGTCTAAGCGTTCAAAGCCACCCTTGCCCAACGCGGCATTGGTCAGGCTCAAGCGCCGCAACTCGTCGCGCATCAGCATCTCGCCCATGCCGGGTGCTATCGTGCGTTCGTGCATGGCGGTCACGATGTCGCCTAAACGGTTCTCGGCATGGCGAATCTGCCCATCCAACAGGTCAAGAATGCGGTCACGCGAAACGAATCTACCCGTTGCCGTGTTGCGAAAACGGGCAAGGGAGCGCGAGAAAGTAAAGCCAGGGAGGACGGTGCTAGGCACGCACGATCCAATCTCCTAGTCCACTAGGTTGAAAGCCATGAATTACCACGCCCGCAACTTTTTCGTTGCCCATTTCTCCCACCCACTCTATATCATTCAGGATAAGATTTTCATCATCGTACTGGAGTACGGGCATATCCGCTGGAAACTCTTTTAGCTTTTCGATTATCTCAGCCACGGTCATCATTCACCCTCCCCCGCTGCTAATATCAACTTGAATTGGCTCGGCACGTCCTCACGCGCAACAAACGCACTCAAGGCATCCTGTGCCATCTCAGGCGCGGTTATGTCCTGCTCAAGCTGATGCCCAGGCACGATGTAAGTGTTTGGGTCTGCGCCTGGTGGTAGCAGGGCAAGAAACGCTTTGGCTGCGCGTTGGGCGTCGAGTGGGTTGATGCCGATGGCGACGGCTGCGGCTACTTGGCTATTGGCCCAGCGTTCGAGGTCAGTTGGCATTTGCCGCGCCTAATCTCCATGTTGCCTGCTTAACCTCATAGCCTGGATAGTCCGTGTGATCCACAGAAATATCATCAGGCGAATAAGCAACACCCAATAAAATCGGAAGCCCATGCACCTTCCCAAACGCAAGAGGGGTGTCGTCACCCGCTCCGATTGGCTCCCTGCCATCCGCTATCGCCAATTCATTGTACAGTTGCCGATAGACGTTTATGCCCATCCGTACCCGATTCGGTTCATCCCATTGCTCACGGTACGCGTCAATCAACTGCTTAATGGTCTCACTGATAGTCGGCATCTACACACCTCCGTTGACTAACATGCGTTCGGTTTCTTGCCGAATTACCGCCTGCACAATTGCAGTGGCTTCGCTTGCATTATAGCCGTTGGTGTATTCCGTCGCCATCTCGCCCACGGGTCGCGGGTTGGCCTTTGCTGCTGCCGCGGCGGTGGCTTCCATGCGCGCCTGTTCGTCGTCGGCGCGGGCGGTAGCCTGCTCCTTTGCCGATTCCACCTCTTGCTCTACGTCCTCAACCAGTTCAGTCAGCTTGAGCGCGGTTTCATCGGTGAGCAAGTTGTTGTTGCGGGCAAACTCGATAAACTTGAGCAATAGCTCCTTGTCCTCTTCGATGGCAGCGGGCCACTCAGCCGTGAGTTTGTCCACGATAAGCTGTGGGTCGGTCAGCGCACGATACTGCAACCAAATCTTGCACAGACGCACCACCCAGCCGCCATTGTCGTTCTGCCAGCCACGTAGCTCTTTCACGAACTGCGACATCTGTGTTTCGGACGATGCGCGCGCGCTGGATAGCTCATTGCCCCAAATCGATTCAGGGATGCCCGTGTAGTCGAGTAGCAGCAGGAAGAGCGTCTTGAGCGCGGTCTTGGTGTCCTCGGTGAAGCCCACCGGCGGCGCCACAAACTTGGCATCGCCCCCCTTGCCAATCAGCAGGATACTGTTGCGGTCGATGTTGAGTTGGGGACGGTTAACCTGATTGCCGTCTAAGTCAGCGTAGGTTTCCATCTGCATAGGCTTGTTGGCGTCAACCACAGCGGTCAAGTCCTCTAAGCCTGTAAAGGCAAGCAGGGGATTACCTAGCAACTTGGCACCATCCAACATCTTGTGCAGCGTGTCGTCATACTGGTCGTAGAGCTTGAGTAGCCATTCGTGGATGCTATGCCCGTTGGTCTCGTTGCCGCTGCGCCCATAGGCGACGTGTACAACCTGGATGCGCCCAATCAGGTTGGCGTAAGTTTCCACGCGCGGTGTATCCACGCCACTCATCTTGTAGGTCACGGTACGCCCATCGGCGCGGTACTCGTCGGTGATGACGACTTTGGGCAGGTGGGTGATAATCCGTACCGCCAACACCAGGCGGTAATCTAGCTCGTCGCGCACCACTTCGACGGTATCCACGCTTGGCACGCTGATAGAGCCATCGGCGTTGATGACAACGTACTGGTCGCCCAAGCCGCAAGCGTCCTTAAAGATGCTGAGTAGTTGCGCGCCGCTTTGGTCGTCAAAGTCGGGATTGTCACCCTCATTGTCCTGCCCACTATCCAGCAAGCCACCGACGAAGTTCTTGAGTTGCTCGTTGGTGTACTGTACGGCCTCATCGGGGTATTGTTCAGCCACGTCCTTGTTAAGCGTGACATTGACACCCTCGCCAAAGACCCAGGCTGCCAGCACGCGCTCAATACGGGGCGCGAAGATAGCCCCCAGCTTGTAACCTGCCAATTTGCCGCGGCGCAGATTATCGTAGAACTCGTAGTCGGGTACGGTCTGGTCTACGCTCATGCTGGCGCGGCTACGGTAGATAGACGCCTGCATTGCGCCATAGGCATTGCGCCCGATGATCTCCGCAACGCGCTCGTTAGCCTGGGGGGTATGTCGTTGGCGTCTTCGTTGTTTACGTGGAGCCATTTAGTCACCTATGCTTAGAATATATGCCACCATTTTTTGTTTTGGGGTTTGCTCCAACGTCCGTAAGCCTCAATAAATCGGTCGCACCATTGACAAACTCGTTGACCCTCGCCGCCTGGATATTTGCCACAGGCAGGACAAACAGCAGCAATCCATTCACCCTCGTTGCCATGCATCATTGGTGCGGGCATCTTGGTGAGTGAGGCGTTACGTCCTGCTGCCATGTAACCCCCTGCGGTCATTGCCGCGCTGTCGTTCCTGTTCGCGACTGGTGAAGAGCGTCACGGCTTTGGGTGCGATTTGTAGCATAGCCTGTGGCATATTGGTTGCCTGCCACACCATCAGCGCACGCGCCATTACGGTGTCGTCATGCCCATCCTCCGGCGCGCTATAGCTGCTACGGCCCGTCACGGGGCTAACCTTGCGCTCGTAGCCTTCAAGTTCCGCAGTCCATGTTGGGTCATTCTGAAATTGCCATTCTGCGCGCTCTAACGCCAGTGCTAAGTTTTCGATCAGCGGCGGCTTGCTCGATGCCGTTGTCTCAAAAGCTATCACGGGCAATCTGGCACGCTCCAACTCTTCAAAGACAGGCGTGCCAATGCTGTTGATTTCGCTGAGTATCGCTTTTGGTTTCCACAAATCACATAGCACTTGCAAGCGTCCGCGCTGGAAGATGTAGTCAATCTTGTTGAAGCGGTCGCGTGCCACCTCGCAGCGACAGTTGATGCAGCCAAAGGAGAAGGTTGTAAAGTCGCGCTGCTTGGCCCAATCCACACCCGCTACTATCGTATGCCCCACATGGTCATCTGGCGTTGCTTCCGGCGCATGGATGCAAGCCCCAATGTTGCGAAAGACCGCCCCCTCTGACTCCAGGAATACCGCTAGGTATTCTTGCTCAAATGTCAGTTCGGGCAACTCTTGACGCGCCGCCTCAATCTCGCTTGGGTCAATGTAGGGATTGGCGACAGTCGGCATTTGCCATGCTGCCCAATCTGTTCGCTCTGGGTCGATGCCCCATTGGTACATGTGCCAAAAAGCGTTGCGGCCTTTTGGTGTGGACAAGAACCACGCATCACCCTTGAGGTCGGTCAGCGTTGGGCGAATACTGGATTGCCACGCACCCATCAGCCCCTTGACCATTGCCGCCTCGTCGATGATGACACGCGCATACTTGCGCCCGCGCCCTGCATCCTCGTTGTCGAGCGTCCACATATCGAAGATGCCGCCATTGTGCAATTCCAGACGCATCTCTGTTTTGTTGGCGGTTAGAATTTCATCAGCCAACGCGCGCTTGGCATCTGCCCACACTTCGAGCATGAGTTTATAGGTGGGCGCAAACCAGCCTACGGGTTTACCTTGACGCAGCGTTTGCTTGGCGCGGTTCAGGCCAAATAAAGTTTTCCCGAACCTTCTTCCGCAATTAAGAACGTTAAATCTGCGCGACTCTAACGCTACCTGGCGTTGTGCTTCGTGCAGGTCAAAGAGCGCGGCATCAACCGTCGCTTCAATTGTTTCGACCTTCCTGCTTTCCAAGAACTGCTGCTGGTCAGCTTGAGGCCACCTTGTCACCATCCTTAGCGACGGCGGCAAGGAGTTCGGTAAAGTCCAGTTTGATACCATCTGTTTCGCCCTGCATGTACTTCAGCCAATCCAGCAAGTCTTTCTCTGTCGTAATGCCCAATTGCCTAACAACGCGTTTCGCTAATCGCAGTCGTTCGGCCTTGTGCGCGACTCCCGTTAGGAATGTGAGGCGATCTACCTCTTCGGAAAACTCAGGCTCATCCAACCAATTACGAATAGTTCTGTCTGTTACTTCAGCAATTTCCGCTACCTCTTGCTGAGTTCTTCCTTCTGCAAGGGCAATAGCCGCCAATTCATGTTTTTTACTCCACTTGAAAGTGGAAGCTTTGCGGAAACCTTCAGCTGCCATTACTACCCCCTACCCTACCCCACGCCCGCTGCTACGATGGCGCTCATCACATCTCACCCACTCTCAAGATCGTCTCGCACGCACGCGCACGCCAGCGGTGGCACTTGTACGTAGCCTGTGGCGTTGGCGTTGGGATGAATAGATGCACAGGCGGCACCATGCGCGGGCGAATATCCACTGGCGGCACAGGGCGAACGGGTTGACAGGCTGAGAGGCAAGAGCTAATCACAATCAGACAGACACCTAGTACAAGTCCCAAGCACCCACCAATCATCTTGCCCTTAACGTAGTTATGGACGAGCGGGTCATAGCTCATTCGTCCCCCCAATTCCACATTGCGCCGATCATCTCGAAGTCGCCGCGCATCACCAGCCAATGCTCATACTCGCTCTCTAGCATGAGGTGTACCCACAGGACGAAGAGGGTGAGTAGGGCGAAGAGGCGCATTAACCAAGCTCCTTATATGCCTTTTCCAACAAAGGTGCGTAGGTGTCCACCGCGCCAGAACCATTGTATCGACGCGCTATCTCGCGCCAGTCTTTGTTGCGTATAGCTTCCATCAACTTAGCGTCACTCAGGAAGAAGTTAATAAAGCCAATGGTCTGCACAGGTGCGCTCTGAAACGCCTTGTACATTGCGATTGCACTTGGATAGCCAATACGCGCGTGGTTGATACCGAGTATTTGCCCCGCGCCCACGCTGATAGCTTGGTGGGCAGCTTCAGGGTTAATGCTTTTGGCAAACTCAAACGCAGCATACTCATCAGCCTGCTGTCCCGTGTGGACGTTGCGCCACGGTGCAATATCGCCAGAACGCCACTGCTGGTCTGTCCACGGCCTTAGTTCGTTGTAGCGGAAATGTCCTGTATGGCCCGCTCTATCCTCAAATACATGCGCTTCAAAGCGAATGATGGGCTTGCCATTCTCGCCATGCGTGCGTCCACCCGATTCAATGTTGAGGATGGCCTGTAACACACGCGGATCCAAGATACCCGTTGGCATAGGCTGCGGCTTATCAGGCGGCTCCACTGGCTTGTCAGGCTCAGGCTGCAAAGGCTCAGGCGCAACGAGTCCGACAAGCTGCGATGCCATGTAGCCCTCTGTATCACGCCAGCGCACATGTAACCAGCCGCTTGTGTCCATGACGCCGATGATGCGTATTTGCTCGGAATATGGCACGGCAGTGATGATTGCGCCGGAGATTGGGGCGGTGCGTAAATTCGCTCCAGCTTTGGCTAGGATGTACGCGGGGGTAGAGGTCGCGGGCGGTGTGGGCGTCGGCTGTGTGGGCGTGGTAGGCTTTGCCTTTGGTGTCATGTTGTCTTTGCGTGCCAATAATGCGCCGTGGGCGGGGTCGGTGTCGAACGATTGCCACTCTCTATTGCGGAAGTCCGTGATGAAAATGAGCGCAGCCACGACGCGCGTATCTGAGCGCGTAATATGGTACTCAATCATCTCGGCATATTGGTCAGCGCTTATATTGCCTTGCCAGCCACGATTGCCGCCTTCCTTGTCCCAACGCGGCTTGTCTACGTAATTGTCTACCCCAATCTCACCCAGTAAAATAGGCACGTCGAAGGGGCATTGTAGGTGACGACCAGCAAGCCAACGCCAACCATCCTGCGGGCCTGTCTTGTAATTGTACTCATGCAGTTCTAGCCAATGGTTGCCGCGCTTGATGGCTTCCACCAGGCCAGCATCAGCGTAGGGCTTCCAGTTGACGGGCGTATCAGGGCCAGTGTTGTCGGGCCAGCCAACACCAAGACAAAGGGCAGAAGCGCGGATGCCAAGCCCGGTACAAGCATCCAAGAAAGCCACATTGTAAGCGGCAATCTTGTCAGGCGCGCCACCCTGGTTAGGCTCATTGGCGGCGTTGAAGTAGATGCGCTCTGTTGGTGGCAATGTTAGCCCGCGTTGCCGCGCTTCATCTTGCCACCGATCCAACTGCCCGCCATACTGCCAAGCATGGTCTTGCCCCGTCTTAATAGGGTCAGCCATCAGGTTACGCACCGCCGCGCCGCTGTTGTCGTCAATCACCCAGGTTCTTGGGGCAATGATGGCGTTGGGTGCAAGCGCGTGCATGTCGGCTATTTGCTGCACATCGGGGTCTAGCAAGCGAATGACAGGCGGTTGAAGTTTAGAAATAAAATCCCTGTCGCTCTGCCGCGCATGTTCTGGGGCGTAATAACAACCTAGTGCGTGTGTCATACTTTCCTTCCGCACAAAAAAGCACGCTCTCTCACGCGCGCAAGCTCGGCTATGGCGCGGTCAAGCGTGGGACGGGCGCGATGGATGGTCATAAGCCCGCAAGCAGTCCCGTTCGCTGCAACAGGTAAACGAGAATCACCAGAGCGACAACAACGACGATGACGGTTCGCACTGGTTGCGGCATGGCAATCTGCGAAAGCACCCAAAAGAGCAGATAGACCACAAGCGCCAGAACGATGACCCAAATAAGAAAGCTGATAGGTTCCATAGTTACCCCATTCGTCCAATCATCGGCTGCGGCGGCTGCGTCGCTTCCGGCGCTTGCGATACGGTCACGTCGCTAGTGCCGGGTGTGGTGACGGTGGTCTTATTGGCATTGCGCTGCGTCATGCCATCCTCTAGCGCAACCGCGCCCATGTAGGCACTGACCACCACCATGATTGCGTTAACGAGCGTGTTAGGGTCTATTGCTTGGCGGTTACTGATAGCAGCGACAATCATTAAAACAAGGCCCACAATCGCCGCGACAAGTTTCCTACTTTGTAATACTTTTGGCATCTAATCCCCCATCATCCGGCACAATTCGATTAAACGTTCATCGCTTGGCGGCACAGTATCTAGCGCGACGTGAACAGCATAGGCAAGCACAAGAAACAGGAGGCAGATGGCAAGGAAGCGTTCAGCCTGGTGACGGAAATGCGTCTTAATCTCCGCTTTTGTCCATTCGTCGTGGCTGTCGTCAATCATCGCCATTGTTCCCCTTTTGACGTTCGCGCCCCATGTCGAAGATACCGCGCTGGATTACATTCTTGAGTTCGTGAATCTGGTCACGTAGACCGCGGCTGGCGTCGGTGTTGGCATCTAGTCGCTCCATTAGCTTATCGTTCAATGCCTCTAGGCGCTTGCTGTAAGCAGCCTCTACCTTGAGCATCTGCACGCGCATGATACGCACTTCCACGGCGCAATAAACAGCAAAGGCGAATGACACTCCATACCGTTCCACGAGGGTCAAAAAGGTATCTAAGCTATCCACGCTTCAAGTCCTGGCCTCGTAACGACAATCAAAGACGGCGATGTTGCCTACGTCAGAAACCCTACAATCGCTGCACTAATCGCCGCGGCGACGATACCGACAACAGTAGCCAACAGCGGCGCGCTTAGGCCACTTCTGCCTTCGTTGCGGTAGCGACTTTCCTGCAATTGCGCCAACTGTTCCACCACGGAGGGTGGAATCGTTCCGCTTAGACCTTTGCCCTCATACTGTAATTTCTCCAGTGACGATAGGCGGTCGGATAGCTGGGCGGTGGTCTGGTCTAGTTGCTGCTTGTTATTAGCCGCCGTTTGTGCCACTAGGGTACGCAACGTCTCAGCCGATTGCGTTACTTGATTCGCCAGCACGGTCGCCGCTGCCGTTGCGCGTTCGTTGGCGATGGCGACGGCGTTAACATCAACGCTGCGGATGGCATCGATGCGTTTAGCTTCTGCGATCTCCAACTTTTCGGCGTAGGCTGCGCGCAATTCCGCCTTCTCGCTAACGTGCCGCAACTCTGCATCCACATAGCGTCTGTCCGCTTCCCGCAACTCTGTGTGCAGACGCCCTTCGGCTTCACGTAGCAGGTCGAGCCGGATGACCACCTCTTCAACGAGGTCTTTGACGTTCTGGGTAGGGTCAACCACTGGTCGTGGGCCTGCGGCTTCTGCCATGCGTTCTTTCGACTCTTGTAACCAATCAAAAAAGCCTGTCACCACTAGGGTAACAGGCTAAATGAAACTGCTGGTTTCTCTATTTGCCATCTTTCTCAATCCACTGCCACTCACCGTCAATATGCACAATTGGCAAAGCGGCAGACAAGATTGCCATCATCTTGCCCGCGCCCTGGGGCGTCATACCAGTGAGTCGAGCAATGTCCTTATTGCTCATCTTGGAACCTTGCCAAAGCCATAGCGTTACCCACCCACCACGCTGGTGAGCGTTCCAGTCGCGTCGGTTATCCATGCCGTTAACTTGAATGGGCTTTCGCTTCAATCTCACTCACCCGCTCCCCCTATCCCCCGCGCCCCTAAACGTTGCCTCCAACTCCTTTGCGTAAGCCACCTCATCCGGCGTTGGCTCTCGCTTGTAGATGAGCGCCACGGTGTCGGGCGGTATGCGCTTCCTGTCGCGCCGCCACTGCCACGACATGCCCGCACAGGTGCCGAGGATGAGGCCAGCGCACCCGCACAGGACGCCCGCGAGGATGGTGGCGGTCATGGCACAAATCCTATTGGCTGTTTGTGTAGCACGATAATCCGAATGTCGTTTTTTGGCCTGCTCAATAGCCCAAGCGCCTCTAAGGTTCTGAGTTCACGCCTGACAATGTGAATGCTATGCACGCCCACGCCCTGATTTATTTCCACGGGGTCAGGCGACACCTGATGCACTTCGGTGTAATGCTGGATAAAAGTCAGCATGTGCCACTGAACGCGAGATAGCTGAATCATATCGCCTCGACTTACTTCGTTAGCACAATGCTGCGGCTTATGGACAACTGTCGCTTGAGTAAGCCGCGCGCCTCAAGTGTGTCCAGCGTGTAGGCTATCACCGACGTGCTATTGATACCGCAAGCGTCCGCTATTTCACGCATTGTGGGCGAGTAACCGCGCTCCTGCCAAAAGCGTTGCACAAATGCCAACACGCTATCCTGGTTAGACTGGCGCACCTTACGCACTTTGCGCTGCGGCTTTGTCTTTTGCACTTTAGCCTCCTGTTGCACTTGCAAATGCGCTTTGTCTAGCGCAGCCTCTACGGTTCGTTGCACCACGTTAAAGAGCGGCGCATATTGCTGCAAGCGGATAGTGTCGCCACGCAGCAGGCTGGCAATGGCGGTGTCGGGGCAACTCACGAAGTCCTTGCAGAAAAGCACTTTGCCGAATACGAGTTCGCCCTGCTTGACGCAAGCAACGACGGCAGGACGCTCGGCGTTGTGGCTGTGATGGAATTGGGTCACAACTTCACCTTGCCTTCGCTCACCGCCTTCGCAATCAGCGCGTCAACGTTATCCGCCCAATCAGTCGCGGCAATAACGCCACTATCCCACCCGCACAAATAGCACTTGACCTGCAACTCTTTGCCTGGAACGCGCCACAGCTCATCTTCCTGGCATCTTGGGCAATCGGGTAGCTTTCTCATGCGGTTTCCGTTATCACGATTTCCACGCGGGGATCGCCTTTGTCCTCATAGCGTTTGGCGTGCAATTCCACAATCTGCTTGTCATCTTGGTACGCCCAGCCAATCAGCGAGTCAATTGTCACCTTGAGCATGTTGTCTAGGTCGCCTCGCTTTGCAGGTCGATAAAAGGTAAATGAGACACACAAAAGCCCATCAAGCGGCCTTACATCAAAGGCCATGCAGAGCAATCCAACATGCTTTTTGTAGGCATCGGCTTCGTGGGTGCGGTGCGTGCGTCCCCGGTTATGTCGCCAGTAGTTGTTTGCTGACGGCGGGAATGGCAAAATTACCCTGTGGGTTCCTGGTAGTGCCCCTACTTGCACCGCGGGTTGGATGCTCATGCGCGCTCCTGCCCTGCGGCTGCGGCGGGCTTGCTGTCTAGTCGGAACAGGATGACCGACTCATACGGCATACGCGCCTCACTGTTAGCCCCAAAACGATGCGATGGTGTCTCTATGTGCTTATGCTCCATAAGGCGAAAGCCAAGCCCTTCCAAGCAGCCAATATGCCAATCAGTTACGCCCATGACTTTGCCCGCTCGAATGTGGTCTTTGATGTTGAGGACAAACGCCCCGGCCGGTTGAAGTACCCGCCGCGCCTCTACCCATGTACGCTGGTGGAAATCTCGGTACTTTGGCCCCCACTGCAACCGACCTGCGTTATCCGCATTTAGGTCACGTCCGAGGAAGTCACGATAGGACTTGGCAACGCGGTCGGGATTGGCTGTCACGAAATGGTCAGCCATGCGATTCCCGTAAGCAGGCGATGTGCAAATGGCGTCAAAGGTGTTATCAGCCCAGGGCAGGCAAAGCGCGTTGCCTAGCGTTGTTCTGGGATGCTTGGCGCACCATTCAGGCTCAATTTCCACGGCATCAAACGTGGCAGCGGGCAACCAGTTTTCGAGTTGGAAAATGCCACCCTGCCCGCCAAACGGGTCAAGTATACGCTTGCGTCCTTGCAGCATCCTTGCCATCGTCACCAACAATGCTTGCGTGTACTTCGCGGGATGGGCAGGCTGTGCCGCGGGCATCTCGAACAACGCGTGAGCGTTCATGCTGGCTCGCTTTCGGCAAAGTGGACGGTAGGCACGGTGGCGGCGTTCACCCATGCGAGGATGGTGCGTACTTGTTCCATGCTCAACTTGGCGTAAACCTTGCGAAGATGCTGCCTGTAGAGGAATCCTGCCTTACAGTCGCAGAACAGAATCATCTCCTCGTGCGCTTGCACCGCGCGGCTTTCGTGCATGGGCAGGGCGGGAACAATGTCAGGGGCAGCAACGATGCCAAAGGCACACGCTTCGCAGCCACGCGCCCAATCAGGGCCGGTTAGCTTAAACTCGTTTAACGATGCCATTGCCGTTCACCTCCTGGTGACTATCCGCGATTTGCCTTTGCGCCAATTCTTCGACGGCTCGTTTGTTGTCGTCGCGCAATTGCCTAAACTCAGGCGACAACCGTTGCTCTCCCGCCTCTTGTTCAGCAAACATCTTGTAAAGACGCTCAAATTGCGCTTGGTCTGTACGCGGATTCTCGCTCACGCGCAAGTTGTACCAGCCAAGTGCTTGCACCGCCTTGCCTACTAGAGCATCTTTGAATTTTGGCATTGGCCCTTCTGGAGTAGGCGAGTAAGTAGCGGGGTCACGCAACGCGTTCTGCACAGACAACCACCCTTGACCAGCCTTGTCAGGCGATGCGCCAGCGTAAAGTCTGCGGTGCATCTCTTTGATTTTGGCGATGGTCGGTAAAAACTCAGATTCGTCTATGCACTGGTTAACAATCACCTCTAGCTCGCGCTCTGGAATGGATGAGAGGCGTTCGACGTAGACAAGCACCGTTGCAGCGACCGCGTTGCCATTTGGAAACGTGGCAAATAGTTTGTTGATAATCGTTTTTGTGTTCATGGGTGATGTCCTTCCAGAATCGCAAATGCACGGTCTACCTCGGCTTGCTGCTTTTCGCCCTTACTCATGTGCCCATTGCCGTTGGTTGGGGCGCGCGCCTGTGGCACGCCATTGAGGTGCGCTTGCTTCAAGGCGGGAATTTCTTTAACGAGTGTCTGTAGGGATAAGTGCTTGCTCTGCCAAAACGGTTGAGCCTTCAACAAGGCGTAGGCTGCGGTAATGTCTACTGGCTCTCTGCCTTGCTTGGCTAAAGTCTTAGCTGCCGCAACCTCTTGCCCATAATTGCCGGGTTGATAGCCCAACGCTTCCAAGTAGGCATCCATGATCGGCTGCGTCATCGGGTGAGCGGCACCGCTGCGAGACTTCGCACGCGGTTTTTCTTTAACTTTCTTTAATTCTTTCTTTCTATTTCTTTTGTGGTTATCACCGGTGATAACAGATGTGTTATGCGGTTTGATAACAGTGCTGTTATCTGGGCTGATAACACTTGTGTTATGTGGCGTGATAACAGATGTGTTGTTTTCTGCGTCGAAACTGTTATCTGAGTCGATAACAGTTTCGACAAAAAGTGAGGCGTCCCATTGGTCAAAATGCTTGTTAAAGCCCCATGTTGCGGCACGGTTATTGCCGTTGGATTTGCAGTAAATGACGCGCTTGGCGACCAATCCGTTAAGCGTTCTGAGTGCGTTGTGGCGCTTATCTGTGTCTATGCCTGTGCCTTTGCACCATTGCGACAGACTGATCACGTCCTCTTTCTTCTGCCAACCGTAGGTCATGCGGAATAAGAACATCAGGCAACGGTATTCTGACGCGGCAAGCCTAGCCAATGCCAACTTGTCTAAGATGGTGTTGTGGAGGCGCGTAAACTCGCCGTCGTCAACCTGAACGCCGCTGCCTGATGTCATGCTATGCCACCTTCACGCTTGTTGCTGGGTACTCATTCCACTCGCGGCCATCCAACAAGCGACCAGCGGCGTGCTTACCAACGCGGTAGACCTGATCGCCGTCTATCGGTTTGGCGTTGGCATATACCGTATCTGGCAAGTTCGCCAATTCTGTCTGCGTGAGTTGGAAGCGTGCTATGTACTCGCCCCACTGCTTAAAGTGGAAAGCGGTTTCTGTACGTTCGCAGTGGTCGCGTATTGCTTTTGCCCAATCAGGGTGCATGATTCGCGCGCTATGCCCGGACTCGCCACCGACAATCACCCAATGAATCAAAGGCGTATTGGCCCAGCCTCGCTCATTGCTCGCTTTGGCTTTCCAGCCCGCCAACACATCCCAATCCTCTGTACCAACATGGGCTAAATCCACTGGCCCCAGTAGTGGCTCACAGGATAGGAAGCGAACCTTGGCGGGTACTTGCATTAAGTGAGGTATGCGCTCGTCTGCGCGCTGCTGATCTTCCACTGACGTACCCACCCATACCCTGTCGCCTACCGCGTGAAACCACATATCAGAGTCACTGAAGCCAGTGGCTTGCTCGATCATGTCGTTGACGTTCTCAGGGCGCTTGGTAAGTAGCAGCCACGTCAACCAGGGCGTATTGACGATTAGGTCAAGTAGACGGCGGCGCTCATCCACAACCGCAGGATGATCTTCAAAAACATCAGCCATCGAAGCGCAAAAGACGCGCTGGCGTTCCCCTGTGGCCTTTGCTTGGGCGTTCCACTTGATAGGCTCATTCCAGTGCCTATCACCGAATGTGCGGCGCGTGGTCGTCTTGGCTGGCCCCCAAATGTTGTGACCTGTGCGCTTGGAAAATGATTCCGCATAACAATGCTCGCATCCTGGCGATACCTTGACACATCCCCACCACGGATTATATGTGTGATGCGTCCATTCAATTTTGCTATTCTGCATGATTTTCCCGTCCCCTTCTGTTGACAGTCACTAGTGCAGCATGTTAAGATAATGACAGAAGTCTATACTTCAAGTCCATTGTATTGTACACTAGTCTGTACATGAAGTCAATTGTTTTGCCAGCGACATAAGCCGCTGATATGCTTAGGAGCATGACAAAAGTGGAATCAAATTTATTCAGGCTCATTGCTCAACTTGAAGCGAATACCGGGCGTCCCTATCCCTTGCAGTCCATCGCGGCTAAAAGTGGCGTCCACCGTCACACGGTCGAGGTGCTTGTCAGTGGCACGCCTCAAGGTGTCCAGTTCAAGACGATGGCCGCGCTACTCGACTTCTTCGCCTCCGAAGGTATGCCCGTCACCCTCAACGACCTGTTCACCGTCACGCACTAAGGCGCAACCGTCACGCCGTCAGCGCGAAGAGCATGGGCTGGCTTTGCTGGATACGCTTGTGGGCCAATTCGATGTACTCAGGGTTGAGTTCGCAGCCGATGTACTTGCGCCCATGCTTGAGAGCGACCGCGCCAGTGGTGCCGGAACCATTGAACGGATCCAAAACCGTGTCACCTGGTTTGCTGCCT